TTTACAGCCGGGTGGTGCGATTATTTTGGTTATGACCCGATGGGGTAAGAAGGATTTGACTGGTCGATTGCTTGCTGCGCAGGGCAGTGATGTGATGTCTGACCAGTGGGAAGTTGTGGAATTTCCTGCGATTATGCCTAGTGACAAGCCGTTATGGCCTGAGTTCTGGGAAAAGGACGCATTGTTGTCGATCAAGGCGTCTTTGCCTGTTGGCAAGTGGAATGCGCAGTGGCAGCAGCAGCCTACGGCATCTGAGTCCGCGATTATCAAGCGTGATTGGTGGAAGATGTGGGAGAAGGAGGACATACCTCCTTTGCAGTATATTTTACAGGCGTATGACACGGCGTTTTCGAAGAAGGAGACGGCGGATTACAGTGCTATTACGACTTGGGGAATATTTAAGCCTGAAGAGGGTGAGGCGGATCATATAATTCTTTTGGATGCCCAGCGCGGTCGTTGGAACTTTCCGGAGCTAAAGGAGAAGGCGTATGAAGAACACGAATACTGGGAGCCAGACATGGTGTTGGTCGAAGCGAAAGCGACGGGTACACCACTTATTGACGAGTTGCGGCTTCGCGGTATTCCAGCCTTGGGGTTCTCACCGGGCAAAGGGCGTGATAAGGTAACGAGGATGCATATGGTTGCCCCGTTATTTGAAGCTGGGATGGTGTGGGCACCAGAGGACAAGAAGTTTACTGACGAGGTTATAGAAGAAGTGGTTTCATTTCCTAATGGTGATCATGACGACTTTTGTGATAGTATGACGCTAGCACTAATGCGGTTTCGTCAAGGTGGCTTTATTTCCTTGTTGGGGGAAGATGATGATCACGAAGACTTTGCGCCTCGAAAACGGGAGTATTATTGATGGCACTACCACCTAACATGGTTGCACCGGGGTTGGACCTTGATGATACGGCTGGTCTTCCTGATTTAGAGATTCCGATTGATGTTCCTATGGAGTTTCCTAATGGGGCGGAAATTATGGACGATGGCATGGGCGGCGCTGTTGTGCAGCCTATGGGTATGGAAGCCGAGGTTATGGACCAAGAGGCTTTATACAATCACGACATGAATCTTGTTGAGGTGATGGAGGACTCGGAGTTAGACGAGTTGTCTACTGAGTTGCGCGGTTACTACGAGGATGATTTAGAATCTCGTTCTGAGTGGGAAGAGGCGTATACCAAGGGTTTAGATCTTTTGGGTGTAAAGACGGAGGAGCGTAGTACTCCGTTTGAGGGTGCAAGTGGTTTGGTCCACCCGATGGTTTCGGAGTCTGTTACGCAGTTCCAAGCGCAGGCGTACAAGGAGATGCTTCCTTCTGGTGGTCCGGTGAAGACGAAGGTTTTGGGTCTTCGGGACGAGCGCACGGATGAGCAGGCTGCTCGTGTTAAAGACTTTATGAACTACCAGATCACTGAGGTGATGGAGGAGTTTGATCCGGATACGGATCAGATGTTGTATTATCTTCCCTTGAGTGGTTCGACATTTAAGAAAATTTACTTTGACGAAACTAAGCAGCGGGCGGTTTCGAAGTTTATCCCTGCTCAAGATTTGGTTGTTCCGTATTCTGCCTCTGATTTGGCGACGGCTACTCGTGTCACGCATGTGTTGCGTATGGACGAGAACGAGGTTCGCAAGCTTCAGCTTATGGGTGTTTACCGTGATGTTGAGTTGTCTTCGTCTTCTGATACTGAAGAGGACAGCGTTCGTCAGAAGGTTAACGAGTTAGAGGGCATTTCCAAGAACTATACGGATGATGTGCATACTGTTTTGGAGATGCACATTGAGTTGGATATAGAGGGCTTTCAGGATCTTGACGAGATGGGGGAGCCGAGTGGTCTGAAGCTTCCGTATGTTGTGACGATGGATTACGATTCTGGGGAGATATTATCTATTCGTCGTAATTACGATGAGATGGATCCCACCAAATTAAAGCGTCAGTTTTTTGTTCACTACAAGTTCACGCCAGGTCTGGGTTTTTACGGCTTTGGTTTGATTCATATGATTGGGGGCCTTGGTCGTGCGGCAACGAGTATCCTTCGGCAGTTGATCGATGCGGGTACACTTGCCAATCTCCCAGCAGGATTCAAGGCTCGTGGCGTAAGGGTTCGTAATGATGACGAGCCTTTGCAGCCGGGTGAGTGGCGGGACATAGACGCCCCTGGGGGCAGCATTAGGGATGCTATTATACCTTTACCGTATAAAGAGCCTTCCGCTACTTTAGGGAGCCTTTTAGGGGCTATACAGGACCAAGGGCGAAGGTTTGTAAGTATTGCGGACCAGCTTTCGGAGCAAGGCAACCAAGAGATGCCTGTGGGCACTACGATGGCTTTGATGGAGCGTGGGACAAAGGTTATGTCTGCGATTCACAAGCGTCTTCATTATGCTCAGAAAACAGAGTTTCGGTTATTAGCGCGTATCTTTGCTGATAATTTACCTCCGGAGTATCCATATGAGGTATCGGGTGCTCCTCGCCAGATTAAGGCGGAGGACTTTGACCAGCGTGTAGATGTATTACCTGTGTCGGACCCGAACATATTCTCGATGGCGCAGCGTGTTACTTTGGCTCAGACGCAGTTGCAGATGGCTCAAAGCAATCCTCAGATTCACAACATCTATCAGGCGTATCGTCGGATGTATGAGGCGTTGGAGATACAAAACATTGATGAGGTATTGCCTCCTCCTCCGCAGCCGATGCCTACGGATCCTGCAATGGAGGCTACGTTGATTTTGAAGGGTCAGCCTCCGCAAGCGTTTCCTGAGCAGAACCACGCGGCTCATATACAAGCTCATGTGCAGATGTTGCCGATGCCTATTGTGGCTACTAATCCGCAAGCAACGGCGATGTTTACGGGGCATATCTTGGAGCATGTTGGTATGCAGGCCCGTCAGGAAGTTCAGAACCAGGTTCAAGCGCAAATGCAGGAGCAGATGCAGCAACTTGAGTTGGCTGTACAGATGGGTGCGATTGATCCGATGGCGGCTGAACAGGAAGCTATGCGGATTCAACAGGCGATGCCTACGCCACCTGAGATGGAAGCGCAGGTTGCTCAGTTGGAAATTGAGTTACTGCAACAGGTTATGCCTATGATTGCACCGCCGCCTCCTCCACCGGATCCGCTTGTACAGATTCGCCAACAGGAGTTGGCTATCAAGCAGCAGCAAGTAGCTAGTGACGCTCAGTTGGATCAGATGAAGTTACAGCTAGATCAGGCGAAGATGGCACAACAGGCTACTGCGGATTCGGCTAGGTTAGAGTTACAGGAGCAGATTGCGGATGATCGTAACGAGGTTAACCGTGATCGTATTAACGTCCAACGAGAGGCGATGATACGGAGGACTCAGTAATGCCTTTAAAAGAGGGCAAATCCAAAGGTGTTATCAGCCAGAACATCAAGACAGAAATGGCTGCTGGGAAACCGCAAGATCAAGCGGTTGCTATTGCGTTAAGCAAAGCGGGTAAAAGTAAATATTCTTCTGGCGGTATGGTGAACAGGCGGTTTAGTCCGATAGCCCGACCTCAGAGGTTTGTTGGAGAGTTCTAGTGTTGTGCGCTCTCACCGCAGTGTTGGTGGGGATGCATGGTGGCGACATGTACAAGGCGTGTGTGTACCGCTGTCCTAGAGACGTTTCGTATTTTTACTATCATTACCCGAAAATAATACGGATACCGTATGATTATCGGTGTCCTCCTGTAGCCAAGGTGGGTGAACGTGTATGATAGATCCGGTAACAGCTATTGCAGGGGCCACTCAGGCATTTAATCTCGTTCGTAAAATGGTTTACGCGGGCCGTGAACTAGAGGATGTGGCTGGGCAGCTTGGAAAGTGGTATGGTTTTGCTGCGGATCTGGGTAGAGCGGAGCAGCAACGCAAAAACCCGCCAATCTTCACAAAGCTGTTTTCGTCTGGCTCAGTAGAGCAAGAGGCATTGCAGATAATTATTCACCAAAAGAAGCTGGCCGAGCAGGAAAAAGACTTGCAGCAAATGCTAAACAACCGCTTCGGCTATGGAACGTGGCGCGAGATGGTAGAGCTACGGCGTAAGATAAAGAAGGAGCGGGAGGAAACACTGTATCGACAGCAAGAGCGCAAAGCCGCCTTCTTTGAAATGCTACTGCTGATATTACTGTTTGCTATGTTGGCGGCTATCTTAGTCGGCGGCACATGGCTGACTGGCTTAGGCGCAGGATGGTGGTAAGATGGCTGATGGTATTCAAGGCGCAAGCCAACACATGCCCTTCAATGTTGGTTCTGACATACACGCCCAAACGAGGGCCCGTGAGCGCATAGAAACTCATCTTGTGGAGCAGAGGGTAGAAAAAGAACACAGGGCCAACCACAGCCATTTAGAGGCTCTTGTAAAGCAACGATTGGACTTACAGGAAAGTTATGATAGGTTTGGGCGCAAGACTACAGCGGATAGACCGCAGGGAACGAAGTTAAACATAGAGGTGTAACATGGCAAATACCTTTGAAAAGATTTTGCAATACCGCTTGATGCCCCGTATTATGATGTTCGTCATGATGGTGATGTACATTCGCGTAATTAATTGGGGAATGACGCTTGATGATTTATCAACCCAACAATCAGCGATGATTTCGGTAGTCAGCGGAGCAATGACTGGAACAATAGCCGTTTGGTTGAGTTCTGAGAAATGAGTATTTTTACTGCTGCATTAGGGCCGATAGCTAATCTTGCTGGATCATGGCTCCAAGGGAAGGCTGATAAGAATGCTGCGGCTGCGGAGCTAAAACTTACTGAGGCCAAGGCGAAGGCGCAGATACTTTTGTCTGAAAAGACCAGCGTTGCCGACTGGGAGCGCATTATGGCAGAGGGTGCCAAGTCAAGCTGGAAAGATGAGTGGTTCGTAATTGTCCTGTCTATACCTTTGATTTTAGCCTTTGTTCCGGGCGCAGAAGGTTGGGTAGATCGTGGGTTTGAACAGCTTTCAAAAGCTCCCGACTGGTATTTTTACAGCCTTGGAATTGCAATTTCAGCCAGTTTTGGTGTGCGCGGGGCGCAAGCCTTTTTTAAGAGGAAGTAATGGAATACGACACATCTGATGATGAAGAGTTCACCTCTGCGTGGAACGGAAAGTACGGTAGGAGACAAGTACGATGAGCGAGTTTAAGTTAAGCAGACGTAGCCTTGATCGTCTTGAAGGTATTGATGACGGGTTACAGGCTGTGATCAAGATGGCTATTACTTTGACCAAAACCGATTTCGGAGTTGTGCAGGGGATGAGAACTCTTGAGCAGCAGAAGGAGCTTGTTGCTAAGGGGGCTAGTCAGACGATGAAGTCTAAACACCTTGAGGGCAAGGCTTTCGATATTATGGCCTTCATAAATGGGAGGGCGAGTTGGGAACTTTCGGTTTATGATGATCTTGCCGATGCGATTAAAGAGGCAGCAACACAGTTAAACGTACCTATTTGTTGGGGTGCAGCGTGGGGCACCCCTGAGATGCCGTATCCAATGGACATTCGCAAGTGGGAAGGTACAATGGAAGAAGCAATGAATGCGTATATAGACTTGCGCAGATCACAGGGTCGTCGTCCGTTTATTGATGGTCCCCATTTTGAACTGATAGATTAGGATCTTGTTATGGCGAGTTTTACAAAAGAACAACTGGACCGATTTTTAAAGGGTGCCACAGGAGATGAGGCGATGGGCGGTTCGAAGAGCCCTGGCGCGGGAGGACAGACCGCGGTAGCACAAGAGGTGGAGAAACTCCTTCGCAAAACCCCTGAGATGTTTGAAGAAATGTTGGATAAGAAGACCAAGAAGTTTTCTGGCGGCGGTAGAGCCGGGGACGTTCGAGACAACTCCAGCCGTGGGAAGACATTCTGATGCCTGTGATTTCGATTAGCATTATATCTGACGGTATTCCGGTAGATAAGATGCATGGTAGCGATGATGACGGCCCAAGCTGTCCTGTAGCCACCAAAGATGCTGAAGCGAACATGGAAGCTAAAGAGGTTGCGGTAGAAGAAGCTAATTACCGAGATCCGTCTGAAGACGGCGGTTTTAAGCTGACTGAGATTTGTGGGAATTGTGGAGCGTACAATCAAACTGAAGACATGTTGGATTGTATAGGCGACGATTCTGGTGATCTGGGTTACTGCCAGATGTACAAATTTATGTGTGCCGCGGATCACGTTTGCAACGATTGGGTTAAGGGTGGCCCGATTAAATCTGTGGCGGCTGGTTCAGAAAGAGATATTCTTTAATGGACGCTGTTGCTTTTGCTACATATATGTATAAGTTGCTTAACCAACGCGAACAAGAAATTGCAAGTGCGTTGGGAATGGATGCTGCTAAAGACTGGGAGCATTACAAACTCATGGTAGGGGAAATACGGGGCATCTCCTACGCTCGTGAGGAAATCAAAGCCCTGCTGGAGAACCACGCTGACGATGTCGAAGACCTTATATCTTCCTGAACATGTCGCGCAGAAAATGAACAAAACGAAGACAGACAAAGCGTCTGCGTCTTCTGCTGTTGGTAGCGCATATGTTGATACCTCCGAGAAGGTTTTAGATCCTTCTCTTCTAGAAAAACCCTTACTTGAAAGACTTCCGCAGCCTACAGGCTGGCGTGTGTTGGTTATGCCCTATCAGGGTGCGACCAAGACTCAAGGCGGTTTGCACATCCCAGATGAGATTCGGGACCGTGAGGCTGTTGCCACAGTTGTTGCGTATGTCTTAAAGATTGGTCCTTTAGCCTATAAAGACCCAGACAAGTTTGGCCCAGATGCGTCACCTTGGTGCGCGGAGGGACAGTGGGTCTGTATCGGTAGATACTCGGGATCACGATTTAAAATTGACGGCGGCGAAGTTCGTATAATCAATGACGATGAGGTTATTGCTACGATCTTAGAGCCCGACGATATCAAGCAGGTTTAGGGGACTGTTATGGAAGAAGATCAAGTAGAAGACGCCGTTGAGGTGGAAGTAGAGGGGGAAGCCCCTAGTTCGGATGAAAAGTTTGAACGGGCTCAAGAGGCTGAAACGGCTCAGGAGCCGCGTGTTTCCGTGCAGTCGGACGACGATGAGTTGGACAACTATAGTAATAAAGTCCAAGCTCGAATTAAGAAGCTGACTGAAAAGTATCGCAAGGAAGAGCGCGACCGCGAGGAAGCCACGCGTTTAGCGGAACAGTTGTTGGCAGAAAACCAACAGCTAAAGGGCCAGGTTCAAAACTTGGACAAAGGTTTTGTTGCGGAATATGGGAATCGTTTAGAGTCTCAGGAAGCTGCGGTGAAACAGGCGTGGAAACAGGCTTACGAGTCTGGTGATGCGGATGCTATTGTAAATGCTCAAGAGGCATTAGCTCGTATTGCGGTTGAAAAAGATAAACACCGCTCGGCTAAGTTACGAACGGAAAGGCAACCCGCTCCTGTTCAGCAAGAGCGCCCTGTCCAACAGCCTGCGCAGCAGCCCGCCAGACGCCCTGATCCGAAAGCGGAGGAGTGGGCAAAAAAGAATGATTGGTTTGGATCCGACGACATAATGACTTATGCAGTGTTTGGATTGCACAATAAATTGGTGTCTGAAGAAGGATTTGACCCAGACAGCGATGAGTACTATACTGAAGTTGATCGTCGCATTCGTGCGGAGTTTCCGCACAAGTTTGAGACGAAAAAGAAATCGAGTGGAGCACAGGTCGCCTCGGCTGGCGCTTCAGCATCTCGCAGCACTACTAAATCCGGGCGCAGGTCGGTTAAACTATCACCGTCACAAATAGCGATGGCGAAACGTCTTAATGTACCGCTTGAAGAATATGCAAAGTTTGTGAAGGATTAATATTATGGCTGACAGAAAACCGCGCTCAGGCGCAACACGCGAAACAGAAACGCGCAGAAAACCTTGGGCTCCGCCCAGTCACCTTGCAGCACCTGATGCCCCAGAGGGGTTCGTGCATCGTTGGATACGAGTTGCAATGCGTGGTGAGGAAGACAAGATGAATGTCAACGCCAAGCTACGCGAAGGATGGGAACCTGTCCGAAAAGACGAATATCCAAACTATGAAGCTCCCGTTATCGACGATGGTCGTTACGAGGGTGTAATAGGACAAGGCGGACTGATGCTGTGCCGTATACCTGTTGAAACAGTAGCAGAAAGAACTGCATATTACGGGGGCAGAACCCGCGAACAAATGACTGCTGTAGATCAGGACCTTATGAAGGAACAACATCCTTCTATGCCGATAACGAACAGTCGGCAAAGTCGTGTATCATTCGGGGGCTCTCGTAGAGATTCCGATTAACTGAAAGAGGATTGCTAAAATGGCAAACAGTAACGGTGCTTTCGGACTTCGTCCGATTGGTGTAGTCGGTCAGGCTGCAAACACCACTGGTGCGACCGAGTATCGTATCGCCTCTGGAAACACTAACGCGATTTACCAAGGTTCACCCGTAAAAC